GGAAGGGGGGCAGGCTGAGGCACGGGCACGGGGGCCGGGGGCATCACGGGGACAGGAACGGGGGCGGGTGCGGGGCGTGGGACTGAGGGATATTTAGGGCGTCCGGGGCCGCGTTTGGTGCCGCCGGATGCGGCCGCTAGGTCCTGGCTGATCGCCCAACCGATACCCTTAGACCATTGAGCATGAGGCCACGCGCTCATGCTGCGGATAATCAGGGCGCGACGTCCGGCCTCGTCATAGGTCGGAAAGGTCGCCGGGTCGAGGCCGCGATCCTCAGGGCAGGGCGCCATGTCGAACTTACCGCGCCATATAAGACGCAGTATAATAAGAAGGGCGTTAGGGGAAGCGGGCGTTAAAAGGGTCTGCATGGCAGGGCTCCAAGGGTAGAGAGTAGGGAAAAGGGAGGTTTCAAGACCGGTCAAAGGGCCGGTAGACAAATGGTAGGGAAAAATAGGGCGATGTGCAAGGGGAATTTTTAATTAAATAGGGGTGAAAGGGATGAAAGGCACGGGTCGGTGGCTGAGGGTCAAGGGGTGAAAGGTGCTTGTCTTAAAAAAAGGGTTGATAAATACAAGATTTCCTTTCACCCCCCTTTCAGCTTCTTTCGGGGTGAAAGGGCCGTTTTCTAACTCGCCCCATAAAATAATATTTACTCCTATTTTTCCCTAAGGGGTGCGTAAGGATATTAGATATGAAAGGGGCGAAAGGTTAAGTCTTTCACATACTTTACAAACATTGGTCCCGATATGAAAGGCCATGAAAGGCCATGAAAGGGTATGAATAGCAGTATAATAACATATAAACAGTATAAGCAGGGACTGAGCGCCAGGGTGTGGCGTGCAAGGGTATTTAGGCAGGGCCAAGGGTATTTAGGCAGGGCCAAGGGTATTTGCGTCGCTTGGTATTTGCGCCATGCGTATTTGTGGCTAGGTGTATTTGCGCGGTCGAATTAAATAGGCAGGCGATCATAGGCGGGGCGCGATGGCTTGGGGGCGGGCGGTAGTTTCCGCTCGCCGCGGGCGAGGGGGTGAAGTGTTTGAATTTTACCTCCAGCACAAACACACCTACCCCCACCCCCTTCTTAAAAACCTCCACCATCCAGTTAAAAACCCTACCCCTCCCGTAGTTTTGAACTACACTCCAACCAGGAGGCCCAATGGCCCGCGTCTACCCAAAGGAATTTGAAGACACCTACGCTGAGGTTTTGCACAAACCGACCGGCGGAGCCTATTCCAAACCAGAGCGTGAGGCCGCCAAGTTGCAGGCGTTCCACGACTGGCAGGACCACCGTGAAATTCCCGAAGACCCTATCGCTGATCCCGACGATTCTCCAGGCGAGGCCCTAGAGAAAATCGTTCAGCACTCGCTGAAGTCCATGACGCCGACAGATGCCGTGAAGCATCGGTCCCAACTTTTGAAGTTTGCCGGAGACACTGTCCTCATGGACCGTAAGGCAAAAATTGAGAAGCAGGCACAGGCGTCCGGCCTGTCGATCATCACCGAATTGTTTCGACAGGTGGCCAGCGGGGAGGTCAAGCAGGGGCCAGGGTGGGTGGATGCTGTGGTCCTACCAACCCTCAGCGCCAAGGAACAGGCCGAAGCGGCTATCTCAGCGGGTGAGGATCTGGATGGGGAACAGCGGGCGGCCATGTGAGCGACGACTACCTTGACCAACTAGCCAATTCCACCGTCCTGCGCCCGGCCATTGACCCTGTGGTGGCTGCTGAGAAATTGTTTGGGCGGCTGTCTGTGAAGCAGGCTGAGATTGTGGGGTTTGAGGAAGATGAAATCTTCCTCGGAGGGGGTGCCGGATCTGGAAAAACTCGGGGAGTGATCATGGCTTGGGCTGTGCGGGCCTTTGAATTTCAGGCTCGCGGGTTCAAATACGATGCCCTGGCCATCCGGCGCACTTTCCCCCAGCTTCGGGAAATCATTCTGCTGGGTAAGGAAATGCTGCTGCCCCTGGGGGCGTCGTGGCATGAGTCGTCCAAGACGTTTATTCTCCCTGGTGGCTCCAGTTTGGAGTGTGGGTTCGCTGAGCGTGATGACGACAGGTTCCAATACACGGGCCGGTCGTGGTCAACGATCTTCTTCGATGAGATCCAGCGTTTTGCTACGCCGATTTTTTACGACTGGATCTTTTCCCGCCTACGGGCGCCCATCAAAGAGATCGGCGGCAAGTTGTGGCGGCTACCTTTGCGGGTTTTTTCCACGGCCAACCCAAAAGGGCCGGGTAATCACTGGTTGAGGAAGCGGTTTATCGACACAACCAGCACCATAGGGGGCGTGACTACCCGAAGGGTGGACACCGTGACCCCGGACGGTGACCCGATCACCGTCACCCGCCGGGTGCGCTACCAACACAGCACGGTTTTGGACAATCCGTGGCTGCGAAACACGGACTACGTCAGAAATCTGATGCTCCTGCCCGAAGCCGACCGAAAAGCGCTGCTTGAGGGCGACTTTTATATCGTGGAAGGGGCGTTTTTCACTGAATTTTCAAGGAAAATCCATGTCGTCAAGCATTTTAACCCCCCGGCTGACCTGTCCTTGCTGATGGCGGGTGACTGGGGCACGGCCAGCCCCAGTCATTTCGGCTGGATGGCTGAATTATCCAACGGGGAGTTCCATGTGTTTGCGGAATATACGACGCGAGACGCGGAAGACTGGTCAAAAGGCACCTGGAGACTGGCTACTGACGTTGCAGATGACCTTATTCGTATTGAAACACGCCATTCTTGGGACGTTTCTGAGCGGTGGCTGGATTCGGCGTGTTTCACCGATGAGGGCACGGGCACGAACGTCGGAGAGATTTTTCAGATGAAGGGTTTGTTCTTCCAGAAGTCGGTGAAGGGGAAGAATCTCAAGGCTAGGAACCTTCGGGAACTGATGAAAGTGACCAATGGCCAGTCCCGGCTGAAAATCCATGACAACTGCAAGTATTTAATCTGGGAAATCGAAAATCTGATGACGGATGAGCAAGATCCCAGCCGCTGGGACGAACGGGGAAGCGATCACGGGGTTGATATGCTCCAGTATGGGACGGCCAAGAATGTCCTTGCGCTGGGGGGTGATGCGCTCAACCATCAGAAACAGGAAGCCTATCGCGCCAACCGAAGTAAGATGGAAGCCATGCGAAAGAGGGGTGCGTCGTGATTATTCCTGGCCTGGATCTTCAATACACCGCCTTATGGGTCATGGATACTTGGCGCCGCGAGAAAACGCGACGGCTGACGGCCGAGACGACCATCTGGCGCGACTGTTTCCTGTTCGGGAAGTCAAAATTCGGCGCCGATGCTGAACCCGGCGTCAGTGGCGACGACCTTTCCAGCCGCTTCATTCCTGATTCCGAGAATGGCATCGACACGGTGGCCGCGCAGCTGGTCAGGCTGACCATGCCGAACGATTCCTTCTTCATGGCGCTGCCCATGCACCCCACAGAGCAGACGAATGGGGCGGCCGCTGTCACTTCCCTGCTGAAGTATTACCACCGCCGGAGCAAATTCAGGCAGCAGGCGCTGATGATCGTGAAGCAGGCGGCCACATGCGGCCTGGGCGCATGGGTGCTGGATTGGACGACTGAGGCGGGGATGGTGCCCGACATCATGCAGATGAAGCAGATGTATGCCCAGCAGCAGGCCACGGCGATGCTCACCGGCGCGAAACCGAAGCCAATGCCAGCCCTGCCACCCATGAAACGGGTGGTGAACTACCAGGGGCCGACCATCCAGCCGGTGAATATCTTCGACATGGTGGTGCAGACTGACCGGCCTTATGAGAGTGCATGTCGTCTGATGAAGTTCCGCAGGGACGACGCCTACCTTGAAGCGATGTCAGCGGAAGACGACTTCGGCTATGCCAGATACACGATCCCCAAGAACACTGAGCCAAGCCTGGACCCTGACAACAGCGATTCGATTCGCATTGAACTGAATCAGGCGTCCGGCCTGCTGCCGTTGCCGATGGGCAGCGGGACGAACAAGATGAACGAACTGATCCAGGTGATGGGCGACATTCCTGTGAAGTTCAAGGACGGCACTGAGGTCGTCATCCCGTGCTGCGTCGTGACCCTGCTGAACCAGAAAGACATCATCCGTCTGGAGGTCATGCCTACCAGCACCAGCCGCATCCCAATGGGCATCTACCAGTGGAACCCGCGCCCCAATGACCCCTACGGCAGCGGCGTCCTGGAGCGCAACCTGGGCCTTCAGGACGCGATCAACACGCGCATGAACCAGTCGATCATGGCGAATGGCATGGCCATCAATCCGATGGTCTTCTACAAGCCAGACGGCCTGTTCGATCCCAGCGAGTTCGTGGCGTTCCCTGGCGCCGCTTTCCCTTACATGACCACGAAGCCTGAGCCGTTCGTCATTCCCGATCAGGCCATGCAGGGATTCAACGAGGTCAAGATGCTTCAGGGCATGTTCTCTGACGGCATCGGCGCCCTGATCAACAACAGCCAGGGCGACACCAGCGCGACGGAAGCAACCATCGTCGCCAGCCTGGGCCAGTCACGCTTCGGGCTGATCGCTGAGAATTTCGAACTGACGTTCCTGGAGGAAGTCATCACCCAGGAATTGCTCATGGCCCAGATGTTTATGACCAAGGAAGAACAGGTCCGCGTCGCTGATCCGCTGGACCCCGCCGCCCTGCCGTCGGTCATGCCGGTGGATCAGAACGTCATTCAGGGCGAATACCAGATCCACATAGCCGGGATGCTGGACATGGCCCAGAACACCGCCAAGATGGGCGAATTGATTTCTCTGACCCAGGCGTTGGGCCAGATCCCGCCACTCCAGCAGCAGATGAGTTGGGTGGCCTACGCTTCAATGATTCTCAGGATGAAGGGCTTCGGGGAATTCCTCCCGTCGATCTTCCCTTCCCAGCCCCTAGGAGGTTCAAATGGAATCCCAACTGCGCCCGGCCCCGAAGGAATGGCAGGGGCCGGAGGCCCGGCGCCTGTTAGCGGACCTCCAGGCCCAGCCGGGCTGGCCTCTGGTCCTGGCATGGTTGGTGGAGGCCGAAGCCCAGGCGAAAGCCCCGGTGCCAATGACCCCGGAGGTAGGCCCCCTATGGCCGTTCAAGCGGGCCTGGGCTGACGGAAAAGCTGACGCTTTTGCTGATATTCGGGGGATGTTTGCCGTCGCGGCAGCGTTCCCTGGCAAGATCGACGGCAAGGGCAGGCTGGTCAAAACCAAGTCTGAGTTGGAGGAAAATGAACCCCACCCCTAATTTAATTACTTGTTTAGATTGAAATACCCCTTACCCTTATTTCACGGAGAGCGTAAATGCCCCAGCCTACTTTCACCCCGAATGCGATGGACGAAGCGCTAGGTTTCACCGGCGAAGAAACCGATGCTGATTTTGATGGTGCCGCTGCTGGCACAGAAGACGACGCCCCTGAACCTGTTGCACCTGAAGCCCCACCCCCTGCTCCCGAACCCCCTGCCCCTGAACCCGTGGCCGCCGCTCCTGTGGCGCCACCGCCGACCGAACCCGCGCAGCCCAGCCTTGCCGACATCCTGGCCAGAATGGAAGCGCAGGCCACCCGACAGACCCAGATCCTTGAACGCGCCGTTCCTACGCCGCCCTCAGCCCAGCCCCCTGCTCCTGGTTCTCGCCCCCTGCCAGTCATCCCCGAACAGTATCGGGGAGCGATTGACGAGGACACCCTACGCGGCGCCCAGGTGGTCATGGATATTTTGGGGATCACCCCAAAGCTGGAGCGACTGGAAGCCTTTGAACAGGCGCAGACCCAGAGAGAAACCGGCAACGCAGCCGCGAACTTCATCACCAGTCAAGTCCCAGAAATGAAAGACACGGCATTCCAGAACGAAGTAGCCGCCGAAGTAGAACGGCAGTTCGATGCAGCTGGGGTTCCGAAAGAGGCAAGGGCGCAATTCCTGAACCCTTTCCTTTTCGTGCAAGCAGGGAACGCGGTTAAAGCCCGCCGAAGCCAGAGCGCAGCGCCAGTCGCTGCTCCCACTCCCGCCATCAATCAGGCACTCGCTTCCCGCGCAGGCGGCGAGACTCAGTCTGAACCTGTCGCGGCGAGTGTCGCTGATACTTCGCAGCAGCCAGTCGATTGGATGAATATGTCTGAGGAAGACTTCGCCAAACGGCAGGCCGCCATTCTCCGCAAGCAAAACGGCTCTTGGTAGCCAACCCCTAGAGGTTCCCCATGTCTCGCACCACTTCCGTCACCACTGGCGCACTTCCTTCAATTTCCACCTACATCTGGCGCACTGGCCTTGCCGTCGCCCAGCCCCTGCTGTGCTTCGAGAAATACGGCCAGACGATCTCCATGCCTGCGAACTCCGGCAAGACGATCACCTTCCGGCGTTTCGAAAAGCTGCCCCCCATCGGCGGCACGGGCGACTACACCACGACCTCCCCCAGCCGTGTGCTGGTCGAAGGCGTGACCCCCGATAACGTCACGCCCACCGTGACGGACATCGTCTTCACCCTGACTCAGCTGGGCGCCTACTACCAGTATTCGGACATCTCCGGCTGGGTGAACGAGGTCAGCGTCGATCAGAACCTGATGGCTCGCACCGGCGAGAACATGGCCGAAGTGATCGACTACTACTACCGCGACACCATCCTGGGCGGCAGCCGCTACTACCGCGTCCTGGAGTCCACCAACAACACCGCCACCCCCAGCCGCGTCCTGATCGCTGGCAAGATGGCCAAGGCCCTTCCCATCGCCGTCATCGGCCGCGACCTGTTCGCCGCCGACGCCAAGGTGGTGAAGGCCATGAAGGGTTCCAGCGACGGTTTCGGCACCAGCGCCGTCCGCGAGTCCTTCATCGCGGTCGCTCACCCCGACCTCTGCGCTGACCTCGACAGCATCACCCCCACGGTCACGAACGGGTCCGACGGTTTCACCCCCGTTGCCAAGTACGGCTCCCTGACCGATCTGCTCCCCGGCGAATACGGCACCCTCAAGAACGTCCGCTTCATCCAGTCCACCCACGGCAAGATTTGGGCGGGTGCTGGCGCGGCCGTGGCTGCCACGGGTGAGAAGTCCACCGGCGGCCAGATCGACGTCTATGCCGCCGTCGTCACCGGCAAAGACGCCTACTGCGCTGTGAAGTTCAGCAAGGATTCCGGCAAGGTGATCTACGTCAGCGCCGACAGCAACAGCAAGTATGACCCCCTGAATCAGTTCAGCGTCCTGGGATGGAAGGCCACCGTTACCGGCGGCATCCTGAACGACTCCTGGCTGAAGCGTCTGGAGTGCGGCGTCACCGCCTAAGTCCACCACTGAACCCCCCGGCTAGAAATGGTCGGGGGGTTCTTCCAGTCAGGGGTGGTCAATGACCGTTTACCAACGGACTGAAGTAGCCCGAGACTTCAACGGCGTCGTGGTTTCCAAGGCGCAAGTTGAAGTCGTTGACGGTATGACTTATTCAAAAGCAGGGCGATTATCCACGATTTATGCAGACGCGGACGGATTGATTCCGCTGGAAAACCCCTTCCTTGCTGACGCTGCTGGGCAATATACCTATTGGGCTGAATCGGCCTTCTACTCAGAGCGGGTTTCAAGGCAGGGCTACTTCGACGAAACCAACGAAGGCATCTTCATTGGTGGCTATACCGGCAGCCCAGGCGCACAGGGGCCGGTAGGCGCGACAGGGCCGCAGGGCGCCAAGGGTGATCAGGGCGGCCAAGGTATCCAGGGCATCCAAGGCATTCAAGGCATCCAAGGTGAGACTGGAGCAACGGGCGCCACAGGCGCGACTGGCCCCACTGGTCCTACTGGCCCAGCTGGCCCGGCAACGGTATTTACCAGGGCCACGGCGACGGCTACCACAGGGTCGCTGGCTGCTGGCGCCT